GTCATGGATTCCGCAGCCGTCCATGTGACCGCATCGCCTTGTCGGTAGCGTGTACCCACTCGGACTGTGACGTTGGTTGTGCCATCTACCAGCGGCCATGTGTTTGTGACCATGCTTGTCTTGCCGCCACCAAACTCGGCAGAAGTCACCTTCGCCTCAAGGTTGGTGCCGATGAACCCGCCGAACTTGTCATCGCTATCAAAGCCGCTAAGCAGAAACGCGCCTGTTTGCCAGAAGCGGCTATCCAGAGAGTAGGGTAGTTTGTCTAGGTTCGTTGTAATGCTGTCTAGGTCTTCAAGGTCGTAGGTGCCGCCATAGGCAGCCGTGATGCACTGCGTTACAACCTCTGCGTAGGACCACTTATCAATGGCCCAATTGTAAATCAGCAGGTGGTTTGCAATGCCCGTGTTGCCGTTGCCGGGATATGACCAGACAACCAGCGTATTGATAGGGTCAACCGCAGAAGAAATCAGCGAAAGGTCGGTTTGGTCGAGGTCTTGGAAGAAGAACCGCGTCACCCTCTCAGGAGAGATTGGAATGGCCGTTTGACCATTAAAGGCGTAGAACCCGTCATCCGAGATGAAGTATGTAATGTTGTCCAACCGCACAATAGAGCCAGAGGCCATACAGCCTCGATCTTCCACAACCGGCGATACGGTAAAGATCAGGTTGGATGAAGTGTAATCAAGGCGGTTAATGCGGTTACGCTGAAAGATCACCCCGTAGTCACCGCCCGTGATGCCCATGACTTCGCCGCCAGCGTCAAGAACCTGCTGGTCAGCAAGATTGTCACCAATGGTCCATCCAGCCGCGTCACCTTGCTCAGACCACCGGATGCTTGTCGTTGCGCTGGCAATATTACCCGTGACGATGAACTGCTTTACCGCAGCCTGAAACTTGGCTACTGGTGGTGTGCCGCCCAAGGCCGCGAAATCTGTCGATGATGTAATGTCGTATGCTTGGGCAACGTCAGTCCCGTTCATGGCAACCAGAAGATCACCAAACAACAGGAAGGACCAATTATCCCCCGTAGCAACCGCGTAAGCGCCACCAGATGTCCGTGTTACGTCTTCCCATGCACCAGTAGATAGATTGAGTTTGTACAGGGCTGTGGTTGTTCCTGCAAAGGTGTAGTATGTGCCGTCCTTGGCGAACGAAATGCAGCCCCGTGGTGTTGCCGCAAGAGCGTCCGAGTACGCACCCAAGTTTGGGAGAGGCCCGAACGACTTGGCGCGGGGAACTACATTGGTTGCCCCAATGCTGCCGACATTGCCATAAGCAGGCTGGTCAGGCATGAATGATGAAAGGCCAATTGTTGCTCTCACCAGCCGCTACCCCGTAGTTTGTTGGTGCTGATGTATTTGTTGGATGCTCTCCGTAGTGCCCTGTATGCATGTATTTGTTGGATGCTCTCCGTAGTGCCCTGTATGCCGACTTCTCTTGGTGACACAGAAACTCCTCATCCCTGCCCGCATAGAACAACTGCTCTTGCACAGCAGCTTCGTCATAAAGGTAGTTAATTCGGAACGCGGCCTTTGCTCGCGCCCTGATAAGTTCCTCGCCCGTGGTCATCCATGCGTTAGTGTCCGTATCGGCAGACAGAGCAGATAAGCTCTGAAGGTAGGCAAGCGTGAGTTCGTATGCCTTGTCAGGCGTAGGGTATAACCTGAGTTGATTGTCATATACCGCGTATCGCGTGGGCTGACCCGTGTAGGTCGTGGAGTCAACGTCCTCAATCTCACTGAAGGAGCGAGAAACCAAGTCATAGGTGCTGCCGTTGACCTCAATCTTCAGGTGGTCAAGGTCCATGAAGTCGCTGGGTAGCGCAACGTAGGAATCGTCAGCCGTGGTTGAGGCTGTGGCTCGCACCTCGTTGAACTTGAGCCGTTCGTCATCGTAATGGGCAATGGCTGTGAGTATTTCACTGCCGATAAACCCTAAACTATCGGTGTCAGAACGCAGGGTTTCACTCCCAATGCGCGTTTTCATTGTGCCGAAATCGCTCATGCTTTACCCCGCAAATTAGTTTGTTGGTGGAATAGGGGGACATCTCTGCCCCCCTAAACCTGTTGGTTAGCCGTCGTTATCGCAGATGTACTGGATATAGATTTCACCAGAACCAGCCGTAGCGGCTGTACCTGTGGAAACCTGATCAGCAACGATAGTCGTGGCCGCTGTGTAGGGGCCAAGATCATCAGATGTTGCCAATTCATCAGCAACAATCAAACCTGCCGTAGAAACGGCGAGCAAGGTTGCAATGCCATTTGGATCGGCTGAAGTCCCGATGCCCACGGTATCCGAGGTTGCACTGTTGAATGCAGTGCTAACAAGGACACCACCACCAACAACAATCGCGCCAATTGGCAGAACGCCAACCGTTACGGTGCTGTCGATATCCGCAAAGGTAATACCCTTACGGAGCGTGTGGACCATTTGGTGATGGGAGTCACGGGAGACTGTAGTGTTATCAGTGCCTGTAGCCATGATATATCTCCTATTCTACAGCGTAAGAGGAACAAACGATGGTGCCGAAATCAGTGCTGTTATACACAGACTTCTTGATACCAAAGATGCAACCTGCAGATACGCCGAGTTCATTTTCATAATCAAAGTGCTTCTCAACCCAATTCATCTTGGTATGATTGTCACCCTGACCGAAGGCAATAACACCCGATTGAGCACCGCAGAAAACAGCGCGGCGAACAGTCGTGATAGCGGCACCCGTGGTGGAATTAACACCCTGAGTAACGCGATTGGCTTCGTGGAACACAACGCCGTTATACTCACCGATAGCCCCGGTATAGATGGGGTTGCCGGTAGTCTCGCCGCCCTGAATAGCTGCCAACTGGATTTGTGCCCAGCCGCCAGCAGTAGCCGCATCTTGGCGGAGGTCTTTAACCTGGTAAGGATGCAGGAACATGACATATTTATCACGTCCGTTAACCTTCAAAGGCCGGATAATTGGGGAGACAGTTTTAGCCTTCGCCACAATCTTATCCACAATAGCGAGCGTCATTTCGTCGCCCGTACTGTCCAAGTCCTCATCAGCCGTTGCGCCTGTTTCAGTCCAAACATGACGAGTTGAAGTTGGCGCAACAATCGTGTTGGCCCCCGTATAGTTTGCGCCCGCAGGCGTATAGCCGCAAAGATGATTAAACATCGCCGTATCAAAGCGTTCAGACCACCAATCGCGAAGGCCGTTTTTGGCTTCTGCGCGAACGGAGAAAGGAACACGTTGGTCGCTCATCTTGCCACCGCTGCGAACAGCATGGCGAAGTTGGTCGATCAAAAGCGAGTCGCTGTAGGTAGTCAAGGCTTCTTCGTTGCCTTCAAGTGTGCCATCGCCGAGGATGCCGTCACCGCCGAGGTTCATACGAAGCCCGATTGTGATTTGATCGCCCGCATCTTTCGATGTGTTGTCTTTGCGACAGATTAGGGAGTCAGTCCCCGTGCCGATAAAGCGCCCGAAATAAGTCTCAGCAATTGCTTCCTGAGTGAGCTTCCGGGACCAATGCTTTACCGCCAGTGCGTCATTGACGCCATAGCTGGTTTTAGCCATTGTATTAAGTCCTATGTTTCCGAAAGCAACCAGTAACGCCGGTTGAAAAACGCTCTATCGCTCTGACGTGGCGAAACCCGAAAGCCGTTGACGCAGGCTAGACGCACAATCAATTACGTTGATTAATCGAGTTAAGAAGCCCCGTAGACCTTCTCAAAATTCTTGTCGAATTCCTCGTCAGACATACTGCCGAGTTCTTCTGCTGTCACATTAGACAGAGTTTTGCCGCCCCCGTCAAGAGAAGATGCCGCTTCTTGGCCCGCCTCTACGTTTGCGATGGTATCACCCGCAGGCTGGTATCCCATTGTCTTGGCAAGGTCATAAACAGATTGAGCAGGATTTACGCCCACCTCAATTGACCGCTGTGCCATTGTGTAGGCTTCCTGCTGAATCATACTCTGTATTTCGTTTGGCCCATAACCCTGTGCGGAAAGCTGCGCTTGCTTGGTAGACCACGCATGGTTAGCAGCCGCCTTGTAGTCAGGGTTAGCGGCCTCAAAGGCTGCCTCTCCCTCACGAACGCGATTGGTTAGTGCCTGGAATGCATCAGCCGCTTGACGTTGCTGCTGTGCCTGCTGGTTCTGTTCGGCCTGTGTTTGCCGGTCTTGGTTCATCTGGTTCTGGATGTTCTCCAAAACAGCGATGGGGTCTTCCTCAACCGTTGGCGCTGGCTCGGCAGGGGCTTGTTGCGCTTGAAGCATCCTGTCTGTGCGCTCTCGCAGTGTTGCGAGTTCAGCCCGAAGGGCCTCTGCATCTGCGTTGGCCTCACGTTCTTTAGCGCGAGCCTGATGGAGTGCGCCGAGATTAACTTGTGGCTCTGGCTCCTTTGTTCCGATAAACGTCATCGGCACCGTTTCCTGTTGACGTACAGGCACCGTTGCCCTTGACGCCGGGCCAGCGGTAATCTAAGATTGTAAACCTTTAATTGCAGGAGATCGGAGATGCCCGTAAACACGTTGTGTCCATCCCTAATCCGTGATCGGGTTGATGTTGACCCTAGCACTGAATGTTGGAATTGGCGGCACCATAATAGCAGTGGATACGGCACAGTCAGTGTCGGCGGAACTACTTGGAACGCACACAGAGCAAGCTACACCATATTCAAAGGCCCCATTCCAGACGGCGCTGGATATCACGGAACCTGTGTATGCCATAAATGCGACAATAAATTGTGTTGCAACCCGGATCACCTGTTTCTGGGAACCCAGCAAGATAATATTGAAGATATGTCGAGCAAAGGGAGACGGGCTACCGGAGAAGATGTTGGGTCAGCCAAGCTAACTTATTCTGACGTTGACTCCATTCTCTCTGATACTCGGCTACTCCGGGAGATAGCTGTCGATTATAGCATTTCCATGATGCAGGTAAGTCGAATAAAGCGCGGCATAAACTGGGTCAGCTAACGATGCACCCCAGCTTGCATCTGAGGGATGACCTTGGCGGCGAAGTCTTGCTGGTTCTTCTGTTGATCTACCTGCAATTGTCGCTCGCCTAACATGCCCTCATGCTGTGCTTTCTGTTGATTAGATTGCGCCTCTACACCAGCCGCTTGCGCCTTGGCCGTCTTAATCGCAATGTCTGCGTGG